GAAAAATCCAGTTGGCACGTATATTCTTGCAATTCTTCATGAAACACAAAAGAACGCTTTAGAAACGACGCACCCAACTTGGCATCATGGATAGAAATATAAGGGATGGATTCCTGCTCTTTATTCGCCATGGTCATTGTCACACCAATATCAGCAAGTGTTTTACTAATTGTGGTATGGTTAAACCAGGGAATATCAGGACTCACACCCATAATATTATCATCTCCATAAGTCATCAACTTCACATTTGTCTTAAAGTCAGTACACTCCTTCTCCGGATTTAGCTCTAAATAAGCATACCGGAGATATATAGAATTAACCAAGCTATTAATCACAACTGTTAAAGGATGACCAGAAGGATTCGATCCATAAAATTGAACCAAATCTCCATGATAAGCCATGAGCGGATATATGATGTCTTCCTTCACACACTCCATGATGAGGATATCCTCGTCTGTGAAGTTACCAGTTTCTCTACACAAATCGATCAAAATTTCGAACGCCGCTCCGCTGAAAACAGGGGACATCCGCTTATCGAAACTAGCGTAATCGCCAGCTACGATTTGATCTTCTCCATGTTGTACGAGATACTCCATCATTTTACGCCACTGATTGGACTGTGCAACAATACCCACAGCTGATTCGAAAACCTGCTGGTTGTTTTGCATCAATCGAATGGTACACAAGTAAAACTTGCGCGCCACGACAGTAAGCGCTAGTGGACACACCGCGAAAACTCTGGTTTTTCCTGAGATGGATTTCTTCAACGAAACAGGTTCATCCTTGAGACTGGCGATAGCAATAGTGTGCGCTCGTTCACCTCTAGAATAAATGTCCATTAAATCGTCCACTTCCATCTGCATTTCCTTAGTCAATCTAACACCATCCTGGTGCACACTTTTATCTTCCATAGGTTCTAAAAAGAATTTTTTGGAGCGATTGTGTGGAAATCCAGCACTTGATGATCGATTGATTGAATTCACATACGCAACGCCAGGTGCTCCGTTTAGCGTAGTGGCATCATCATAAGGGTGCAAATCATCCTTCCATCCTTCCGGCAAATCCTTCAGGATATCAGACAAGAAACTCGAACGAGCTTTTTCAACCAAAACTTCAGAGAAGTTATCGACAGGATTGACCATGTCAGAAGCGGCAATATACCAAGGTTTATACCCTCTCATTACTGGGGGGGCACAACGCTTCACAATCCCACGATCTTGGAAAAATTTGCACATTGGAGTATCTGCGACAGATGATTTGGAAGTAGCAACTCCGCCTGGAAGGGCTCCATACACTTCACCAACCCCATCTTCCAAGAAATGGAAGACCGATTTGTGATGGAGTTGAGATAAATCCATCTCCTCCCCGCCTGGGCTAACAAGACGAATGTAACCTTGTGATACATGACTCACAACTCTGACCTTCATAGCCTCAACAACATCCGAAGATATAGCTGAGATATCTACAGTCCCATCACCACCAGCAGTATGAATACCGGCGATAACAGGTCCCATAGGTGAGTTAATAAGTAGAATGCTACCACAATCTCCTTGCTCAGGATTAACAGGAAT